CCATTCTTTTTAACCATTCTTTTTAACCATTCTTTTTAACCATTCTTTTTAACCATTCTTTTTAACCATTCTTTTTAACCATTCTTTTTAACCATTCTTTTTACGCGTCTTATTCGCTAACTTCTCCGCCTTCTTTTGTTGTGCAGCTTCTTCCGCCTTTGCTTTTTTCGTTTTACGTAATTCCTCTTTTTCACGTTTAACGCGTTCCTTTTCTGCCAATTTTTCTCTAGCTTTTCTTTCTCTCTCGGCCAATCTTTCCTTAGCCCTTTCCTCCTTCAATCGCTCTTTTTCTCTTACTGCTTCTTCCTTCAAATGCTGTTCTAAAACCATTTTTTCATCGAGAACTAACATGTCTTCCAGAATCTTTGCCCTGTATTTTTTTGTAAGATTCTTTAATAAATCGTGTGTAATTTCTTCTTTTAATTCACCCTGTTTGCGTAATGTTTTACGCAACCTAGCTTCTTCTTTTTTAATCTCGTTCCGTTTTTTCTTCTCGTCTCTGATTTGATTCTTTATCGTTTTTTTAACATTATTATACGTTTTCTTTCGAGTTTTTTCGAGAGTCTTGACCTCTTTCTTCAAACCCTTTTCTATTTTTTTATTATACTTACGTTTAGTAACGACTATTTTACGATAGTAACTCGACTCCTCTTTGACCTGCGTTCGTATCAGAGCTTTTTCTTCAAGTGTTAGCTTCGTTTTTAATAAACTGCGCAAATACGTGATTCTAGACTTATATAAACCAATTTGCACTTTTAAACGTTCTTGAAGCTGTCGAATATACGCGTTTTTGTCTTCAATTTCTCTGTCTAATTGAGCTACCTCTGGATGTTCCTTGATTTGTTCACGTAAGGGCGCATTCCCCGAGATTCTAGTGGAACACTTGTTTTTGATAGAATATAATAGAGAACCTTTATACTCCATGTATTCTTCCTCTAATTCTTCTCTATTACCTGAAATAGCGGCAAGAGCATCTTTTCGTCCTTTATTCCTATCTTTAATTGCGTCCTTCAAATCTTTTATATCTGAACGTATTTGTTTAACGTGTTCTTTCGCTTCTGCAACAAGTTCTCGAATATTTGCATTTGCAACCTTTTCCGCTCCTTTTAATTCCTTTCCACTTAGTCCATCACATATTTCTTCTTTTAAAAACGAGAACTTGGATGGATCAATATCAATGAGTTCACCTACTAATTCCTTATTTTTATCATCGATTTGTGACATTAAATCGCTAACATCGGATTCCATGATATCGCGTACAATTTTTCTGTCGAATTTTTTGGCAGCATCCATACCTTCTTTATCGACAATAGGCACATTCACGTGATGAATAATTGGCTGTGCAAATTGTCTGGCGTCTTTCTCACGATTCAAATAGCTAATATGACCAGCAATATCGTCCAAGAACTTAGCACGTCCGCGTTCAGAAAATTCGCCAGTTTCATTTAAATAAATATCGGAGAACTCCTCGAAACGATCAGGTAGTTGACGGTCGATAGGCTTACATAAATTGATGAGTTTAATAAGTTCCATAGGTTCTTTAGCGATAGGCGTAGCAGTCATTAATAATAATTTGACCGAATCTTTACCTGATAATTGATAGGAATGCATAAGGGCTTGATGGAGAGCATTCATATCAGGTTGTTCTAGTGAAGAAAGGTCACTTCCGCCATATAATTTATGTGCCTCATCAATAATAAGAAGGGTTTTACGTAGGGGGTCAATTTCCCCGTTGATTTTTACTAGTGTTTTATAAAAAGCATTCTGTTTCGAAACCATATTACTGAATTGTTTATAGGACATTGGTCTAATTCGCCATGATTTTGATAAAAGTCTCATACGTTTATTCTGTTCATCCGGAACCACCAATCCTTCTTCAGTTATTTTACGACTTATGCTTTCATTACATATTTGTTCGAACATATTTTTCCAGATGTCGTTTTTTAGAGTTGTACGAGTTACCCACAGTATGGTATATCCTTCTTGTTCAAAAGTAGACGATGCCGCTGCAATTGCACTGCATGTTTTCCCAGTTCCTACACTTTGCCATAAAAGCATACCCTTTAATGGATTTGCTGGTGTAAAAAAATGGCGGATAAATTCTTGTGTGGGCGTATATTTCATGATTTTACTTGTACCTGCACTAGCGCCAGCACCTGCACCTGCACTCTGCTCAAGAGAACCGCCTTTACTTTTACTTTTACTATCCTTATTGGGTTTTTCGGAACATAAGTTCTCCATTTTTACGATTGGCCATGTGAATTCACTGTAATTTTCGCGAACAAAGTCGCGCATTTCCTGATATGTTTTAGGTGTCTCAGATGGATTATGTACGACTATCGGAGAAAGGTCTTCACGTACATGAAGTTTTTTCTTTAGTAGAGGTTGCTTTAGTTTTGGTCCCGCACCAATGTAGCCTATAGGTGAAATGCCGTCATTTATTTCCGCCGGTTTTTCGTCTTCACTGTCTTCCGTTTCTGATGCATCACCATGACCATCACCACCACCGTAAACAAATTCTTCATCGTCAGATTCTTCGCTGGGTATAGAAAAAGAATGAATATTTTTATTTAAATCGTAATCTACTGAACCGAGAATAGCTATTTTCTCCAAATCGTGAGTAAAATGAAACAAACGAACATCGATATTTAATGTTTTCAAATATAAATCTATAGCAGACGAAGAACCTAGAAACGTAGAACGTAGTTCCTGATGTATTGACAAGTCATAAATAAAAACATGAAGAGGCCAACCTTGTGTAGGGTGGAAATCTAACCCTTTTTGTCCACATGTGCGAGTTCCACGTCCAATGACCTGTTTTTGATCGGCTGAAACAGTAGATGGTTCAAAAATATGAATATATTTAATATCAAACAAATCAATACCCTCTTTGAATCCACTATCCATAATAATGAATCGTACAAGTTCTCCGTTTACGTTTTCTGGACGCTGGTTAAACCTTTTTAGTATTTCTTTTTTATTAGCAACTGTAATATTTTGGTCAAATACGGAAATAGATGAAAGTAAATAGAAATTATTGTTTTTGGTTTTTCTCAATTCAGCGTCAGTTAAGAGTTCCATTTTTTTGTAGATTTTTTCTTTTTTTGGAGCGGTACCACTACCACCACCACCACCACTACCACCACTACCACCACCCGAACTTGCACTAGATCTAGTACTTCTACTACTATAAGAACTTGCACTAGAATATGAGGAGATTGATCTGGACCTAGACCTAGACTTAGACTTACTCAAGCTAGAACGATTGGACAAAGACCTTGCTTTAGAAATAGGTTGTTTTGATGTAGAACTGTGGCCTGCTAGTTGTTCGGCATTATATCCCATGTTCAATCCTTTTGCCATAAAAGCAGAAGCCAATAATTTCGTACCGTAAGTATTCGATTTCAAATCAGAAAAAATGAAATGTTTGAATAATTTACCATGTTTCTTCATATCAGCTTTATCTAATTCGTCGATCTTGGATAATAATGCCTGTAATTTTGGAGAATGTGTAGGAATATCATTTAGTAATGTTTCTGGGTCAAAGTCTAGATGATCGAATTTATATCGATTCGAACTTTTACTCCAATTCGATTTTTTACGAACACACATTGGTTCAAAGGACATCGTATTTTCTTCACGAATTAGATTTTCTAAATGTACAATATTATCTTCTTTAGAATCTATCGACATATAAATTATTATCTTATTATATAGTAAGATAATAATATGGCCGCATTTGTACCAAGTTTATCAGTTCCTTTTTTAACATCGAAACTAACAAGTTCAGCAAATTTAGGTGGACCTTTTCAAGGATACTCACCCCAACAAACATTATTAAACTTTAAAGATAGCGAGAACGTCATGGCTAGACGCGTTCTCGTAAAATCATGGAATACGCCTTATGCTGGGGGTAAGGTCAATGGGTATGGACGTATAACTACCCCATTTAGAGCTGTTAATAATTCGGGCGATTTCTTATCAAGGTCAAATTATGTTTGTGGAGGACCTAACCCAACGAATGCGAGTAGACCAGGAAGGAAGAATATTATAGGTTCTATTATTTCTAGATGTGATGGAACAGGCGTTGCTGCTAGTTCATGTAACGTTCGTTTCGTGGCAGATAGCTCTGATTATACCAAATTCAGAAAACACCAAGCCATGAACCGCAACTACAATGAATTGAAGCATGGAGGTGATCAAAGTAACGCTTCATATGTACCATTACAGGCTGTTCGTAGACGTTAATCGCGTAATATATTTTATAATGAAGATATATAATATATTTATGAAATCAGGACCAGGACCATTATCGCATCCATTTCATCAATACCCCATAGCATTTTTAGACTATCTATGGGTTATTATTATCTATATATCAGCAACATTATCTTTAGCCATTTTTATTGACGGTTATTTCTTACCTCCGTTTGACCAAGAAGAGTCTAACAAAGATACAACATTTGTTCTATTTTGTAAAATATTATTACAACTAGCAATGCAGGGTTTCATCGTTATTTTAATATCCGCAATATTACAACAATTACCATCACCTGTAAATGGAATATTTGGTTACGATAAAACCGGTTCACTTGGCTTGATTATACGTAACCCAGCTATCATTACAATGGTTCTATTTTCACTTTCAAAATCATTGCATGGTAGATTACTGACATTTTTTAGTAGATTTGACATCAATGCACAAAAAGCATTACAAAAATAATATGTTTGCGATAATATATACTAGTAAACATAACGAATATACCATGTATAAAATGATGTTTAGCATAAATGATATCAATAATGGTGCATTGAAGGCTGTTAAATCAATGCCCCAAAAAGACTCGACTAGTGATGGAAATAGTAGTTTTGAAATGGCGAGAACCACGTTTAATAAACAGAATCAAAGTTTACCCGCAATACAAAAGAACAAACAAATACATAATCATGTATTATCACACTCGAACCCGAATCAGGTAAGTCGTACTGCGTCAGATGTTGTCACGACGAAATCCGGCAAATGGTTCGGAAATCGTGATGCCTCGCAAATAACGGCCAATAGACGTAATAAAGCCGTCGGTCAAGGAACGATAGTTGATACTTTAACCGGAAAACAGCCTTTATCATTTACTACATATAAAGACATTAATACAACAAGAGATGCATTGACACGCGTAAGAGCGGGTGGTGCAGTTGCACCCAAAAAGAAAGGTGCAAACCGAAATAATGCACCATCCCCTACATTTGCTCCCGCGATTCCATCCACCGATTTTCGCGGTATTAAATACCCGGTTTTATATCACTAAAAAATATATTGCATATATATATACATAAGAGCTATGTATAAATATTTAGTTGAATTTTTGGGAACTATCTTCTTCGTATATGTTATTTTAGCAACAGGTAATCCTTTAGCTATCGGTGCCGCATTTGCATTGACAATCTTGTTAGCAAGTTCTGTTTCTGGAGGACATATCAACCCAGCAGTAACAATTGCT